GTGGTAAACAACCTACAAAGAGGAATCTTTCAATGGACAACAAACGTATCATTTACCCCACGCCAGATGGCGGTGTGGCCATCATCGTTCCGGCTCCTGGTTGCGGGCTGACGATCGAGGAAATCGCAAAGAAGGATGTTCCGCACGGCGTCGATTACCGTATCGTCGATGTTTCAGAGATCCCGGAGGATCGGACTTTCAGGAATGCTTGGGAATTCGGAGGCTAAACCATGAGCATCAAGATCAACCTAGAGAAAGCAAAATCGATTGCGCACGATGTTCGACGCGCCAAGCGCGCGGAGGAATTTGCTCCGCTCGACATCAAAGCGACCATTCCTGCTGAGGCTAAGGCTGCGGAGGCCGCGCGTCAGGTCGTCCGCCAGAAGTATGCTGAGATGCAGGCTGCAATAGACTCAGCACAATCTGCCGATGAAATCAAACAGGCAGCGGGGCTATAATGACGTATCTCTTTAGGCTGAACGATCAGGATCTGGCGGTAATTGCGGCAGGACTTGGTGAGCTACCCCTGAAGGTCGCTAAGGCTACTTTTGACAAGCTGAATGCTCAGGTTGCTGAGCAGACAGCAAGATCGTCGGTCGAGAATCATCAACCGGCGCCCGACGTGGATTCGTAACATACCGGCGGAATCATGGAAAATCCCAGCATTCACCATGACCTTGGTCGCCACGACGCGCAGATTGAGAACTTACAACAGCACGTCAAACAGCTGCACCGCGACATGCAGGCTATGAATGAAACACTGGGGGAAATCAACCGGACGCTCTCTGAAGCCAGGGGGGGCTGGAAGACATTGATGCTGGTCGGTGGCATTGCGGCGGCGGTTGGGGCGTTCATATCAAAGCTGGCAACCTGGTTGGGCTGGGTTCCGCGATGATCGAGCTGCTTGGTGGCGGGGTTATAGGTTCGCTGATTGGTGGACTGTTTCGTCTGGCGCCGGAATTCCTAAAATGGTTGGACCGAAAAAACGAGCGGGCGCACGAGCTCGCCATGTTCGGCAAGCAGTGTGAGCTCGAGGCCCAGCGCGGGCAGCAGAAGCTCGCCGAGATCGGAGCGCAGCGCGAGGCGGCGCTCGACACCGGAGTGATCGACGCCTTCAAGTCGGCGATCGAGCAGCAGACCCATATGACGAAGGCCGCCGGCGGCTGGGCAGCCAGGCTATCGGCCAGCGTGCGGCCGGTCGTGACGTATGCGCTGGTCGGCGTTTACCTGGCCATGCAGATCGTGATGGCTGCAGCTGTGATCTACCGCGGCGGGTCGATCGACGACGTTTTCCGGTTCGTAATGACGCCGGATTTCGTGGCGCTGGTGGCCGGGATCCTGAACTATCATTTCCTGAATCGCACGCTCGAGAAACGATCTCTGTTGTAGCCGGTACGGGGGGCCGATGGACTTGGACATCGCATCATCGCTCTGTCGTGAGTTCGAGGGGTTCCGCGCTCGGCCGTATCTCTGCCCAGCGGGGATCCCGACGATCGGCTACGGCTCGACCTATTACGAGGACGGCCGTCGCGTATCGCTGCAGGATCCACCGATCACGAGGCAGGCCGCCGACGATCTGCTGATGTACGAGCTCCGGCACACTTACCTGCCGGGCACGCTTCGGGCCTGCCCGAACCTGGCGCTGCACCCGAGACGGTGCAACGCGATCGTCGATTTCGCTTACAACCTCGGCGTCGGCCGGCTGCAGACAAGCACGCTGCGGCGAACGATCTTGGCCGAGGACTGGGACGCATCCCGCGAGCAACTCATGCGCTGGGTGCGAGGTGGCGGCAAGGTGCTGCCTGGGCTGGTCAGACGGCGAAAGGCCGAAGCCGAGTTATTGTGAAGAATCGACCGACCGCCGAGCAGGTGGCCGAATTCGACCGCTACGTTGCCAAGTGGCAGCGGGTGCTGAACCTGCGCGACTGGCGGATCGAGCGCGGCCAGAAACCGGCCCAGCGCGGGGCAATGGCCGAGGTCGAGTGTCATCCCGGCGCCAGGCTCGCGACTTACCGGCTGGGCGACTGGGCGGGCGAGGAGATCAACTCAGGTTCACTCAGCAAGACAGCATTGCACGAGGTGCTGCACGTTTTCCTGTACGACTTGATCGTTACCGCATCTGATCACCGCAGCATCGACGGCGCGATCGAGACCGCCGAGCACCGCGTGATCAATGTGCTCGAAAACCTCATCGATCAACTGCCAGATGAAACTTGAAATTTCCGACAAGGATTTTATTCAGCTGTGGAATGAGCTCCGGTCTCCAATCAAGATGTCCAAGGCGATCGGGATCACAACGCGCAATGTCTACCTGCGCCGCCGCAACATTGAAAAAAAATACAACATCAGTCTGAGCATTGAAGGCAATCAGGCGGGTCGGTTTCAGTCCGTCGGCGGCACCTACTCAAACCGGCTCAACCTCGGGATCCGAAACGGCACGGTGCTGGTGTTCAGCGACGCGCATTTCTGGCCAGGGCTGCGCACCACAGCGTTTCGCGGGCTGCTGTGGGCGATCTCGGAGCTGCAGCCGTCTGCGATCGTCAACAACGGCGACGCCTTCGACGGGGCGTCGATTTCCCGACACCCGCGCATCATGTGGCAGCAGATGCCATCCGCAGCCGAGGAGATCCAAGCCTGCCAGGACGCGCTCGGGGAGATCGAGAAGCTGGCCAAGCCGAATTGCCGCCTGATCTGGGCGCTGGGCAATCACGATGCACGCTTCGAGTCTCGGCTCGCCAATGGTACGCCGGAGTTCGAGAAGGTGGCCGGCTTCAAGCTGCGGGATCACTTCCCAAAATGGGAACCGACCTGGTCCGTCTGGCTGAACGACGCGGTCGTCGTCAAGCACCGCTTCAAGGGCGGAATTCACGCAACGCATAACAACACGGTCACCTCTGGCAAGTCGATGGTGACCGGGCACTTGCACTCGCTCAAGGTGACCCCGTTCTCGGACTATGGCGGCACCCGGTTCGGCGTGGACACCGGGACGCTCGCGGATCCCGAGGGGCCGCAATTCCGCGACTACACCGAGGACAACCCGCTGAACTGGCGCAGCGGGTTCGCTGTGCTCACGTTCAAGGACGGTGAGCTGCTCTGGCCGGAGCTCGCGCATCGCTTCCGTGACAACGTGCTTGAGTTTCGTGGCAAACTGATCGACGTATGAGCGGCCCGCTGATCATCCTCACCGGCGTGATTTACGCCTACATCGCCATTGAGCAAGCGCTCAAGGGCGGTGCGCCGATGGCGATCGTGTATGCCGGTTACGCGCTCGCAAATGTCGGTTTATACATGGCCGTTCGCTGATGGCTGACGAAGTCGACATCGCCAACGATCGAGCCCAGCAGCTGCTCGACGCACAGATCGCGGCCGTTCGCGCCAAACAGCGCACCGAGGCGCCGGAGCTGTGCATCGAGTGCGAGGAGCCTAACCTGCCCGCGCGGCGTGTGCTGGGCCTGTCTCTGTGCCTGGAATGTGCCCAGCTGCGGGAGCGGCTTGCTCGGCTGTTTGCTTGAGCATGTAACGCAGCTCGACGACGCGGGCGGCTGAGCGCAGGGTCGTGACCCTGGTGCGGCGCATCACCTCGATCGCGATCGCCACGAAGGTCTCGAGCTCGGCCCGCTCCTCGTCTCCCCAACCGATGAGCTCGGCAACGCACTGCTGCAGCCGCTGGTCCCGCATGCTGGCCACCTTGTCGACCAGATACTCGAGATCCTCACGCGGCAGCGCTGCCCGCTGTCGCAGCAGGTATTGCATCCGCAGAGCTTGCTCGGCCACAAAGTCGTAATCGGGTTTCGGGCGATTCAAGGATCTTCTCCAGGTAGTCCGACCAAAGTTTCAGCGCCGCTCGTTTCTGCGGCAAGTAGTCGGCACGGTCGTAATGCCGACTGCCAGTGTCATTCATTGCGTGCTGCTGGATCAAGTCGCGGGTAAACCGATCGACACCGGCCGCAGCCGCGAGCGACTTCCAGGTGCGCCGCAGGTCGCGCAGCTGCCAGCGGGGCGCCTTCGTGCGCTTCAAGTACCGCTCGACCGCCTTGGTAAGGGCGTGGTCGTCGATCGGCATCAGCAGGCCCGTGCGGCGAACCTGTAGCAGCTCGCGGATGATCGCCATCGCCAAGGGCGGCAGCGGTACCGGGTGGGCGAACTTGCCGACCTTCGTTTTCGGGGCCGGGATCGTCCAGACCGCGCCATCGAGGTCGAGCTCGGCGACATCCATCCGCAGGGTCTCGCGGGCACGCTGTCCGAGGACGATCATCAGGCGGATGGCGGCACGGGTCTCGGGCGCCCAGCCTGGCCCAGCGGTGGCCGACCAAAGCGCTCGGAGCTCACCCTCGGTCAGCACCCGGTCGCGCGGCTTGCTGGCTTCGGCATCGCGCTGGACGGCCTCAACGGGATTGCTGGACACTCCCCAATCCCGGCGGTGTTCTTCCCGGTAATCGTGGGTGGCCTTAATCGCCCAGTTGAAAGCGGCGGACAGGTAAGCCCGGATCCGGTCGGCGGCGACCTTGGCACCGCGCTGGTAGACCTTTGCCAGGTACGCGCTCACGTCGGCCGGGGTAATCGATCCGGCGAGCCGGTTGGCGCCCAGATCCTTCGCTGCGAGTTTCAAGCACCGGCGGACCTCGGTGGCGCTCGACTTCCCGTCGGCGACCATCCGATCACAGTACGCCTCGAACAGGACCGCGATCGTCGTCTGCTGGACCGGTACGGTCACCTTCGGACTAACGCCGGTCGCCAGGGCGCCGCGCACCAGTTGGGCATATTGGTCGCGGGCGTCGGCCAGGCTCATGTCCGGGTACCGGCCCAGCTGCCGCCGCTGCCGCTTGCCATCTAGCCACCACTGGCCGGCCCAGTTCGCGGTGACGCCATTGGCGCCGCGCCGGATGACTAGCACCAGGCTGCCGGTCCCTCGACCGCCTGCTTTGTCGTTCAATACGGTCTCAGACTTGCAGGATTTGAGGGCGGCTTGGATCTTGCGGTCAGTGAGCATTAGGGTATGGTTCCGGGTATGGTTTCGGTGGATCTCGAGCCCTATGAATACCGCAGGCTCCCGAGCCGGTCCACTGAAAAACCCCGGTTTTATTGATCTTTGGTGATGTCAGGTGATTGCCGATGATGCCCGTCGGTCTGACTTTTAATCAGAGGGTCTCGGGTTCGAACCCCGACGGGCTCACCACCTAACCCCCGAAAACTCCTCGATAATCCGACCGGCACCCGCAAGCCGGTAAAGGCTCGCGGGT